CTTAGCATAAAAGCTCCAGGAATTTATCATTTATGGTCTGATCTCCTTACAGGAGTTCAGTATAAACTTTCAACTACAGGGGAACTTATCCTCTATAATTGTGGTCAACCCATGGGTTTCCAAACCTCATGGAATGAATACGCCTTAAACCATCATCGTATAGGTTTAACTGCATACTTTATGACGGGGAAAGATAATCTTCAAGAGTATTTTTCAAAGTCATTCATCATAGGTGATGATTTTTTCAATCACCTAGGCTATGATTTCCATAGAAACTACGAGAAAATCGTTAAGTATCTTGGAGTTGAAATCAACCAGTATAAGGGTTTTACCCCTGATACTTGTGTTCACAGATTAAAGAATTGGGAGGGAAAACCCCCACAAGTCTTCGAGTTCTGTAAACGTATCTGGACCTCTTATGGTGAGATCACAGCGCCTTCGCCAATTATGGTTGATAAGGCTCTTACTAATCCCGATAATTTCTTGACTTTAATATCAGCAATTAGGGATAAGCGTTATAATTTGTCATTAACACAAATAGCATTATTGACACAATTATGTAAGGATGAGGCAAAAGCTGCAATGCTTAGTACATCTTTCCTTCTTGATAATGAAAACACATATGATTTCATCAAGTTACTCGGTAATGATAATTACATTAGCGATTTAACCCTAGACCCCGACTTTATTAATATAGCTTGGGAAGGGAACTTAAGTGGTGAGTTTGGTATTAATATAACCTCAACTTACTTCTACATGTTTATCCAAAATCTTAATATGACTTTGGATCAATTTAGGACTATTATGAAGGACTCTATTATAAGAGACTATTCAAAACAGGCCAAGGAAGCAGTCAATAAAATGTCTGTCTTCTCAACGATAAATTCGAGTTCTTCTCTTGAAGAAATTCCAGAGGAAATCAAATCGCATTTCGATAACAAGAGTCTTATTGATACATCTTCAGATGCTTTTAAATACTCTTTTAACGCCTTACCATATTTATATGTTAAAGGGGTTGAAACGTATGGTGAATCTGTGCAATTAGCACTTGACCGTACGCTTTTTGACATGGATCCTATCAGACTTCAGAAAAATCTTGAGTCTATGTTCGATGTCAATACAGTCTTCAAGCCTCCTAGGGAAGGTAAGAAGAGGATATCACGCTATGATTATAAAAAATCCATAGTTAATGGTATTGTCGAACGCTCCATATTTGGTGCTTTTGAAAGCATAACAAATAGAGAGAAACTTCTATCTCAAAATAAAACAGAAGGTGGTACGATTTCGGACTATGCGGCTTATATAGCAGCAGTCGTAGAGGAACATTTCATACTACTCAAAGGT